GTAATGTCACGTAAATCTTGACGATACTTCTTTTGTGCATCTGTCATTGTAAGGTCAGAGCTTGCCCACCAGTCTGTTTCTGCAAGCTTCATGTTTCGTTCTGCACGTAAATCTAAAATTGGTTGTTCTGCTATCAATCTTTCTTTTTCTGCCTTTACCTCGTCCCAAGTAACACCAAAGTCTTTTGGGTCACTGCTTTCTATGGCACTTCCGTTTTTGTCTGTGCCAGTTACTTTTGCAAACATCTTCTCGAACTCAGCTTTAGATGTGGGCTCGCCACGCAATACCCATTCTTTGATTTCGAGAGACGTTAGTGCTTGTGCTATGTCAGTCATATTTTATAAATCCCTCACCCATTGACCTTCTACTGTACACCTATAAGTAGTATCATACGCTAAATTATAACTGCTACCATCAGCCGAACCATAAGCTGCAATTTCAATATAGTCTGAAGACCCATTGCATGGTACTAACCAAGCCGACCTTGAAGAAGGAAATACACCATTATTATTACCAGAACTATTATTACCTTCTGAAAGAGTAGAGCCATTTTTCCATAAAACTCCCATAACTCTATTTTCGTCTACCGCTCCAGATAGTTCTATTTGTGCAATTATAAGATAATACCCAGCTTTAGTAGGAGTAAATCTTGAGTTACTTGTATTGTAACAATTATCTGTATCATATACTTCAGTTTCAAAAGTAATTTTTGTAGTGCTATTGTGAGCAACCCCATTTTGAGCGGCACTTTTATAAGCTTTAAAGGCTGGGCCTGATATAACATTAGAAGCAAGTTTTGCACTTGTTATTATGTTATCTGCTAGACTCCTTGTATTTAGTTTTGTTAATGCCATATCTTTATCCTAAAAAATTCATTTGCCACCAACTGTGGTATACGTTTGGCTGTTGATTTACAGTACCACTTCCATGAAAAGTCCAAATTTGAATTTCATCTCCAACTGAGAATCTTCTAACAAGAGCGCCGTGCATCATTGGTGCAACTCCATTGTGATTGCCAATAGCCTCTTTTCTATTACCGTTTAGATATACAGCAAATTGATTAGGGACAGCGCCCGAACTATAAAGAGAAACCGAAATGTGCCAAAGACCAGCGCAGTTTGCTGGTATGGTATACGTGCTAGTCGAAGTATTAAATGCAGACATGTTGTCTTCACCGTCAAAGACATGTGAGCTGCTAAGACTGTTGTAAGCAACTTTAGAGCTAGTTCCAGACGGAGAATTAACAGCACCAATTCCAACTTTTAACATAGGGATTTTGCCGTGCCTAATTACACCATCACTGTTTACGTTCAAAGAACTTGTGCCTGACTGGTTTTGGATTGCATCAACTTTAATTACTGAACTCATTGTGCAATCTCCTGTATTATTAATTCTGACTGCACTCCTTGATAAGCAAATATCCAAGATGAACCAGAAGATTGAGCTGACATTTGGTAGGCAACTGTGTTGTTCCCAGCCACAACCCCATCCATCAAACAAGGGTGGCTGACTACATATCTATGGTCACTAAATGTTTCTGGATAACCAAACGCTCCAAGTTGACTGTTGCTAGCTTGAGAACCATTTAACAAATATCTACCAGCAGCCCAAGCAGAGGTTCCAGCTCCTGTGCTTTTTCTAAAATTAGGAGAGTGTACAAAACATAAAAATTTACTGCCAGCAGTACAGTTTGGGATTATGGTTTCCATGCACGTAACATTGCCAGCTCCAGTATTTAATGTGACTGATGTGGTTGTTGTGAACCTATGCGTCTGAATTACATGCCCAGGGATGTGAGTTGTAGAGCCCAAGTTCGGCTTGAGATTGTCTACGAATAATGTACTCATTGCGCAATCTCCATACAGGATATAAACGAACCTACAGCAGTTTGTGGACTTCCAGCTGTACCAGAGCCAAGATTGTATTGGTTTGGAGCAAAACTATTCCCGTTAGTGTGTCCTTGAACTGTGATTTTAAAATTAAAAACCGCCCCAGCTGCATGAGTGATGTTAATGTGTCCAACACAGTCAACATTTGTAGCGCTTACATTATAGCCTTCAGTATAATTACCCTGTGTTCCTGTATAAAATTGCGTATAAGAACCACCTGAACCAGTAGTGCTATAAAACATTCTAAGCGCATGAAATTCCCACGTAACAAAATGTCTCATCGGAGCGAAGTGAGCATGGATTCTTAATAACGAATTTGCACTTTTTGTGGTATAGCTGTATGTCCCATTTAAAGGAGAGTCCATAGTTAACACACTAGAACTTCCATACACAGTTGTTGATGTGTATGGAGACTGAGTATATCCAATGACATGCCCAGGGGCTATAAGGTCTTGCCCACTACCAACCAAAATCTTATTAGCATTGCCACCAGACGTCGGTGCTTTGATTGTTTGTACTGTTAGCTCTGATGCCATCTATACCACCGTAAATGTCCCATTAATCGTTAATGGTTGTGTAATTGTTATTGGCCCAGCAACAAAAGCGTTCTGATTGGCTGCAACTGTTACCGAGTTATTTAAAGAGTTTATATTAGTTCGTATGGGTGTGTCGTCCAAGACGAGAGTCGAGGCAAGTTTTGCTGGGGTTACTGTACCGTCTGCAACCGCACCAGCGTTGAATACGTCGCCCATTCCTACAATGTAATCAACTACGTCTGTGCCATTTACAAGATTTGCTGTGAATGTGATTGTTGAGCCCGATACTGTGTACGCTACGTCTGGGGCTTGCGTTACACCATTTACCGAAACGATAAGACGAGTGCTGCTCCCTGGGTCATATGCTGCACCATTGAATAGAAGACTGTAATTTGCACCACCGTTTGGGGTGATGTTATCTAATTTTTTGAAATCTGAACTTAGGGGCTCACGTCCTATATATGGCATTAGTCAGCCTCCTCTATTGTGTTGCCTTCAGCTACCCATTCTTGAATTGCTTGATAGTGTCTGTTCTCAATAGTTATTGGCACAAATGTGACAACATCATCTATAATTGCAAAAATACCTATGTTACCATCTCTAAGTGGGTCTTTTTCGTACTTTGCTGATTTTATGTTCATATTATATCCTTACAATTCTGCATCACAATTTAAAAAGCCATTATTTTGAAACCCCAGAGTTACACATTGCCCACTAGCAAAACCAGTACTGACTCCATTCAAAGCAAGAGCTAGTTGAATTACACTTCCATCATGTAGGTCAGGGTTAGCATAAACACCCATTGTAGTATGCGATGTAGACCAACTTCCTCCAGCACCGTGCCATATACCAAAACAATTATTAGATGTACCTGATATTGTTATAGCTGGTTGCGCTCTTAATGGTACAGGTAACTGCAAAGGACACCAAAGATAGTTAGTGTTATTTCTTACACCATTTACAAAGAACTCATACAAGGAACCACTAATCCTATATAGATACCTCTGACACAACGATAGTTCTTCTCCGTATGGTCTATGCTCAAATTCTGTAACTTCAGACCCAACTTCTATTTGACATCCAGTCATATAAAAGGTTGCGCCATTTGTTGTCGCCCAAGTAACTGCGCCAGTAGAACCATCTGCACCGTCAAAGTTTCCACTTCTCCATCCATTAGCAGCTGCGGTTCTACTTCCAGGGGAGCCTAGATTCATTCTCAAATATAATCCGTTAGTAGTATCTCTAACCCATGTGCCACTTGTAATTGGTGGGATAGTTATGGACTTTCTTTCCCAAGTATTAGCAGAATTAATCGTGTACTGTACTGGATATGCCAAACTAGAGTTCCCATTTGTCAGGCTAATTGAATATATGCCAGTAACACTTGACTTTACATAGAATGACACTGTGAAAGATTTACAGTTTGCAGTTCCTAATCCTATGTGATTTACATTTAATCCTTCTATTCTTTGTCCAAAGAAAGAATAGGTTGGAGTAGTTGTTCCAGTAACAGTAAATTTTATACTATTATAAAATCCAGCGGGAGCATCTACTACTTGTTGGGTTGTAAAAGAGTTTCCACTATAATACATATGCCAACGGTCTAATCCATAATTACCGCCAGTAATTGTGGTAGCAGTTGTGCCAATTCTTTGAGATATTTGCATACCACCATTGACAATAATATTTCTGCGTCCAAGATTTGCCTGTGGCCCTATGATTTTACTTCTTGGCATTAGAACCCCTTTGCATTTTCCACATGAGATTTATACGCTTTTTTTATTTCTTCGGTGTGAAACTGTTTAGCCAAAGCCTTTACATCTTCGCTTGCACTAGATGTATCATCTGTTGGAGAATAGGTACTTCGAGAAAAACTTCTTGAAAGCTCTACGCCATCTTCTTCAATAATAGTAGCAGTTCTTACTTGGATTATTTTAAAGTCACCTACTACTTCATGTTTATCTTCTACCTGTTTTTTTGTTATTGCCATATTATTACCTCCTAACTATTCGTCGTATACACTAAACTAAAAGCTATTCTACCCGTTTGATTAAGTTGCATTTGTGCATGACCAGAATTGTAGTTTGCGTTATGTGTATACAATAAAAAATAACTAACTCCATTTGTCATCCAACCTGTAGCTGGTCTACTACCTGTGTAATTTGTGTGTATATCCCACCAAACAGATTGTCCCATGTCATATCTAACAGTGGCATTTATAGGCGCATTTCCTGACGCAGCCTCAGTCCCAAGGTCATTAGCAGATGCGTAAGGTAAATTATAAATTATAGGAGTCCCAGACATTCCGCTGGCAGAAGCTATGCTAATATCAATCCATAATCTAATCGTTCGGCCTATTTTAGTGTAAACACCATTCATATTATTATAGGTAACAGTGCCATTGCCAGTAGTGCCACCATACTTAGGTAAGAACGTGCCTTCCTCATAGTCGTCAAGAGCATTTGCTGCCGCCGAATCCGTACCAAATTTTAAACCATCAGCATCTACTCGTAGTCTTTGCGCCCCAGCTGCCCATATTCCTAGTGCATCATCTCCGTGTGTGTAACGCAATCCACTTACAATGCTTGTGCCAGTAGTGTCCTGAAAACATATGCCAGCTGCATTAGCAGCTCCTGTTACAACATTTATGTATTGGTCTTTGGTGCTGTTACCTACAGTAAACTCGCCGTCCAAGTAATTACCAGGGGAAGTGTTTAATATACCTACTGTGTTGATTGATGCGTCTACAAAAAGTGTATTAGTATCTACAGTAAGGTCACCAGTAACTGTTGCGTTTCCACTTGCAGTTACGTTTGCTGCCTGAAGGTTTGACGCTGCGGGATGTGTTCGTGATTCTTTTCTTTGTCCCTGAAAAACAACGTAGCATGTATCTGAAGACAGTAATGCTTCATCAAAAGTTATGGTCGAACCAGAAACTGTGTAAGCAGTTGTTGGTTGCTGACGAACATTGTTGATAAAAACCTCAAGGTCTTCTGGTGTGGTAACAGCTGTGTTTAAACTGTAAGCCGTAGCACCAGTGCCTGTAATTGTCTGGGATTGTCCAGCAGTAAATGTTTCTTTTGGGGATGCTCCTAAATATGGCATTAGCTAGTAATCTCCATTACGCCCATAACAACATCGAGGCTGTCGGCAGTGTCTGACTTAAACTGTAAATCGTCATTTGTTTGCAGTATGTATTTTTGCCCACCCATGACTTCGAGTGTGGCTCCTGATAAAATTTGTACATCGTTTAGTATTAGTCGGTGATTTGCGTTTGTGGTTCCGTCTGTACCACCAACTCGGAGTACACAGCTTACTTTGATTGTTCCCGTTGTTCTGTTGCAAAGAGCTACACCTAAAACAACTGTTGCTGTTAGGTTTGCTGCGTTGGCGTCATATACCGTAACAAAACTTGAATCTACTTTTTGTGCTGTCGCATTTTTAAATGTGTTTGCCATCTAGTTCTCCTATCACCCAAGCGCAATGCTTAGTGCAACAGCGTCGTCTTGTGTCGCTGCTAAAGCTGCGTTTATTTTTAAATTCTTGTTTACGTTCCACGTATCATCCGTATTTGCGTATGTTAATGTTGCGTCTGTTCCGCTTCCAATCTCGACTGTAATCCCAGCTCCGTTGGAGGCTGCTGCATTTGCAGAACCCTTGGCGACAGTAATGTTCTTATCAGTCACATCCAAAGTAGCAGAATTTACTGTGGTTGTCGTACCATCTACTTGTAAACTTCCTTTAATTTGAACCGTGCCTGTGTTGTCACCCACTGCTGCTGGGTCAATAACGAATGTGGCTGGGCCTCTAAGCTCGCCACCAAGAGTTACGTTACTACCAAAAGCGTTTGTGATTCGAGCATCTGCTCTTGTGTTTGTAAAATATAGGTT